GGACTAGAGGGGTCAAACTCCTCCCATCCTTGTTCCATATCCTCCCTCGCTTCCATCCACGAGATAGCAATTTTTTCCCCATGTCTGGGGTGGCGAAGGTAGATATTGGACATATTACGAGACGCTGAAGTTGAGCATGTAGACCGGGAACGTGACAGTGTTGGCAAGCGTGCCCGTTGCCGCAGCGCGGATACGGAGACGATCACCGGCTGCCACCACCAAATTGGCTGCCGTGCCGTTCAGCGACAAAACGCGCTGGGCATTAGCAGTCAAAGCGGTGCCACCCGTTGACTTGGTGGTGTTGGCATCGGTCGCCGCCAGCATCGCTGCGGTGCCCGACCCAGACGTACCAAGGTTGGTGATAGTAAACGTAATGTAGTTAGTATCGCTTGCAGCCAGCGCATCAACGCCTGAGAACCACGCAGCCGACAAAACGCCCGACACCGGAGCCATAACGAACACGTCGCTGTTGCCCGTTGTCGTAATCGTTGCGCCCTGCTGCGCTGCGCTGAATCCGCTACGCACGTTGGAATTAACGAGCGTGGCCGAGTCAAGCGAGCCGTTGATAATCGCCTGATCCGCAAAAGCAACACCAATCGCCTGTGTATTAGGCATATCAATACCCCTTTAGGTGGTGCCCCCGGCGAGTTGCCCCGCCGAGGGCGTTGCTATTACGAAATGCGGTAGACAGTCCACGCGCCAACGCCGGTCTTGCGGCAACGGAAGTGGCCGGACGAAGCCGCCGCAACCGCACCCGCACCGACCAGCGTCCAGCCCGTGCCGACAGCCACGGTGATTGCATCCGAACCCGACGCATCAATGTTGATGACGAAGAAGTCGAACGCAGAGTCGTTCTTTTCGCTCATCGACGGGTAGGCGGCCTCAAGGAGAGCCACCGTCGGCAGCGTCAAGTTGCCAGCCGTACCGTTGAAAGTGAAAAGACCCGCGACCAATTCAGCAGGGGACGCCGTAGCGGCTGCCGTCAAAGCAAGCGGGGCAACCTGTGGGAAAAACAACGGCTCGCCATTGTTGCCGTCGCCAACCTGATAACCACCAGAACCATTAGGAAGTGCCATTTTAGTTACTCCTTAAATTTAACCATTAGCCCCAGAGGCGGACAGCCATCTGCGGACGGATTACCGAGTAGCCATACAGCACGTCGATACGGCACGGCATACGGTCGTTGTTGATGTCGTACTGACGAACAACGCGCATGGAGACACCGTTGTGGACCTGACGCGAAGCCATGTCAACGCCCTGCGGGAGCAGGAGGTCAGCCGTGGCAAACGCAATCGCGTCGCGGTGATACACGAGGTTCTGCGGGTACTGGCTTGAAGCGCCACCCAAGAAGGTGACAGCGGCACCAGACTGCGGGAACGAGTCAACCGTGGCAAGCGCAACGCTAGAGGTGTAGATCGCCGGGCTGATCTTCACAGCAGCGTAAGCGCCGCCTGCGGCAGCCACGTCTTCCGTGCAGACGAACTGCTGAAGCGAGCCAGTTGATTCGCGGGTTTGCGGGTTGACCGAGTACACGTTAGCAATCGTGAACACGTCGCCCTTCTTAATGGTCTGCGTGCCAGTGCCAGTGATGGCAATCGTCGAAGTACCCTGAGCCGAAACGGTCGTGGTCACAGTGTGAGAGCCAGAACGGGTGCCGGTCGTGAACTGCTTGATCGACTGCGACATGGCAAGTTCGTCGTAACCGAGGATGCCTTCGCCCATCAAGCCGCTCTTGAACTGCTTGCTGATCGTGGACACCGGGTTAAACAAGCCCTTCATGCCTTCCACGAGCGCGGCGTTCGCAGCCGGGTTCACGGTGGCATAACGAGGAGCCATACCAGCAGCGGCTTCGTTCAACTTCTGCTGCGCCTGCAACAGAACCAGCGAGGTGCCCGGAGTCGTGCCCGGAGTACCAACCGACTGGTAAATGTTGTTGAACGAGTTGGCAACGTCAGCGTCAATGCTGGAGGCCAACTGGCTGATACGCGGCTTAAGCACGCGCTCGGCAAAGTCGTCCAACTGCATCGTCATTTCGGCGGTCGTGAAGTTGACGCCGATGTGCTTCTGCGAAGCAACCGTCAAGGTCGTGAACTGCTCGTTGTCGTCCTGAACTTGCAGGGCGGCACCGTCGGTCACAAGAGCGCGGTCCGGCAGACGGATACGCAGCGTGGTGCCGATCTTGGCGCCTTCCACGGCATACGAATCGTCGTACTGACGGTTCACGTTACGGGTGATCACAAGGTTGTTCTCAAGAATTTCGAGAGCCTTCCTCGTGATCATGTCAATAGTAAGAAGTGTATTAGCCACTTTTATATCCTCAAAAAGAAGTTAGCGGTTACGCGCTTCCCACTGTTTAATCTGTCGCTGACGCTCGCGCTCAATCCACTCTGACGTACTCATGGCCGAAATTGACCGTGGGTCCGTTGTGTCGTAGACCGAAGCGCCAGAGCCTTTTGCTGTGACAGGCTTAATCGGCGGGGGCGCACTGGTTGTCTTTTTGACCGGAGCAGGATCGTTAGCCAACTTGGCTTCAATCTTGCCGATCTCTTTTGCTTGCAAAAATTGCGGTAAGCGGGAAATACGTTCAGCCTCGCGGACGTTAGTGCCCAAGTAATACGCAATATCTGGGCCTAAATCCGAAGCCTGAATCGTCTGTGCCATTACGGTCGTAATCGGCAGGGCGTTGTTGTACGCGACTTGTTCAAAGTCATCGTACTTGTCACGCGCTGCTTCTTCACGCTCGTGGTAAGCCTCAAGAAGAGCCATTTGCTCACGCTCTGCTTCGCGTCGGGCAAGGAGTTCAGCGGCTTTGCGTTCGGCTAGAGCCTCGGCATAAGCATCTGGATCTTCTTCTCGACTCGGCAAAGGCGCTGCGTCAGTCGGTGAGGACTGCGCTTTGAGCATCTGATCCCTTTCCCACTTGCGACGCTCCCTCGCAAGTCTTTTGCCGACCATCGCGTCTAACTCTTCTTGAGTAAACGTCTTGGCTGGCTTTTCTTCCGGCTGTGTTGCCTCTTGGGCAATAACTTCAGATTCCGGGGCTGCCGTAGCCGCCGGTTCCGGCGCGGGAGTTTGTTCCGCTATAACTTCAGTATCAGACATTGTTGATCCTTACGAATCCCTGATGAACCGCACCAGTACGGATAAAAGTTTATTGTGCAGTCGTTGACGTTTCAACTGGCGCTGCAAGGCTATCCTTGAGCATCTTTAAAAAAGCGTCTCGCCCAACCTGCAACTGGTCGTAACTAAAACGTGCGCCGTCCAGTTTGCGATTGAGATCGAGTAAGTGGCTCAGGATAACCTTCTGCTCATCGCTGAAAGTTTCCGGGTCGTACTCAACACCATCAATCGAGACTTTAGGCTTATTCGTGTCTTTCGCCATTTTTCTCTCCTCAATATCCGCTGAAAGGGCAGCGGACTAACCCGTTAGTCAAGCGGCTTGCGGCGCTGGCGCCCACGGCAACGGCGGGCTAACAATCGGCGGATTGATCTGGTTCTGAATCTGCTGCTCCACCGCAGCCTCGGTTGCCGTCTTATCCACGCCATTTGCCCAGACCCAACCGAGGACTTGATCCTGCGTCAGTTGATCATACGGCGTGAAAGCCTCGCCCTGCACCACGGCAAATGAGCAGGTGCTATAGACGCTGCCGCTGTAGTCGCCGTCTACGCCGTTGCACTGCCAATGGGCGGTAACAACGTAGTCTTGCTTGCCGTCTGCGTCAGGGATGCAGTTGAGGCAGGAAATATTCCAAATGATTTCAGTAGCCATTTATCTCGCCTCCGTAGCGAATTGTCCGTAGTATTTTAGCCGCGCTTTTTCAGCGATAAATCCGGCTAATTCCAAATCTTTAGCGTAAGTCTGGAAAACTGTTTTGCCGTTTTTAATTACACGCACGTTCCAAGCCCTGCTCTTGCTGTGCCACGAAACCCCGCGATGCCCTGAAGTATTGTTGCGGCACTTTCCTTTGTTGTACTGGTTCTCGCTGCGCGTTACGGATCGCAAGTTTTCAATACGATTGTCGTTGCGTATTCCGTTTATATGGTCAATCTCGGAAGGAATGTAACCGTGGTGCATTAGGTAAATTAATGCGTGTTCGGTGTAATACTTCCCACCAATACCGACGCGCCGATAGCCAGTTCCGTTAATTGCGCCAATCGTATCGCCAATCTTGCGACCACGACTTGCCGTGCGGTGGTGTAACCGTCCATCGCGGTACTCAAACAGTTGCAATGCTTCGTCTTGCGTCATGACTCATGCACCAACTTTTCGCCGCTTAACTTTTCCAATACGCGAATGGCTTTGAGCATATCAATATTTATGCGCTTTCCATCGCGTTCAGAATAATACGACCATGCCATATCTTCTGACGGCCCTTCTGAAATTAATGAAAAGTTGTGCGGGGACAAAGTAGTAACATTTCCGGCTTCGTCCCTAACCTTCAACTCGCTGCTAGACGAAACATCTTCGGTATAAAGCACGCAACCGTCCGTAACCGATCCTGTTGGAGCAGTGCCGTTGAATATTGCAAACGTGCCAACTCCCGAGGCAGGAGCAGCAGTTCCATTTAGCAGCAAATTGCGATTAGCGTCTAAAGTTAACGCCTGCGTGAACGAGATGGCGTTGCCTGCGGTGCCGGAGGGGGCAATAAACCAAGCGTGCGTGCCTGCTTGGACGTTGTACCTGCTTGCCCCTGCGCTTGCTATATAACTAAATGAGTTGGATGAAGACTCAAAAGCATTGCACATCAAATTGGCAGTGCCGTTTCCTTGCTGCCCAACTGAAGATGTGCTTAAAAACTGCATCCATCTGCCGCCTACCCACGCACTCGGCGTGACGCCCAGACCGAGGTTGCCGGAGGAGTCAAGCGTGACTCTGGTCGTTCCGTTTCCTTGAATAAGCAGCGGAAGCGCAGCAGATGCAGCATTGTTGCTGACGTTAATTACAGCGCCACCACTAGTTGGGTCAGAACTTAAATACAAATTGGTATTTGTATTGCCGTTTTGGAACAGCGCCATTTTGCCTGTTGCGTCAACGGTATAAACAAATAGTTTTCTATCAGGCGAACTAGTCCCGATGCCGAGGTTGCCGGAGGAGTCAAACCGTCCAGCCTCCGCTGCGTTTGTAATAAAAATCAGGTTGGAAGCGGCTTCTGTTCCCATCACCATGGAACCAGTCTGCGCCATGACGGAATTACCGCCACGAGGCGCGTTAGCACCTGACCCGATCAAAATATAGTTAGATGCGCTGCTGCTATCCGCAATTCTGGTTTGCCCAGAAACATGCAACTTTGCGGCAGGCGAACTCGTCCCGATGCCGAGGTTAGTGCCATCAAATACCAGCGCCGATCCACTCGTCGCCACCTTGCTGCCGTTCAGATACAGCACGCCGTTGGCGGTGCCGCCCGAATACGTTACGCCGCCCGCAAAGTTAGCCGTGCCGTTAACATCAAGTTTGTAGGCGGGGGTGGTCGTTCCGATACCCCAATCTCCATTGGCGTTTATAATTCCAGCGGCAAGGCCGCCATTGCTTTCAAACACAATGGTGCCGCTGGCGTTGTAATTAGCCAGAGTCAAACGATTTTGAGCGACGTTGTAATACAACGCGCCAGCGCCAGCCGTCATGTCAGTCAGGTAAATGGCTGAACCTTTGACCGTGCCATTAACGTCCAACTTGAACGCAGGAGTAGCCGTGCCAACGCCGAGGCGATCCGTAGACGCATCGGCATAAATTAAATTAACGTCCGTGTCGCCCTTGACTTGAAAATCAATATCAACGGCATCGTTATTGACGATGACCGACGCAGCGCCCGCGCGGAACGACTCTACGCCGTTGGCAGAAATGCCAAGCGTATTGTCAGCCGGGAAGTAAATACCAGTGTTGGTGTCGCTGACATTGGTGATGCCGGGGGCAGCAGCAGTGCCATCTTGGAACTCGGCTACACGGCAAAAGTGGTAGGTATCGCCTACTGCCGGAGCACGGAGTTGCGGAGTTGCGGTATCAAGTGCAATTACGTCAAGAGATGCCACAGTGTAATCCTCTAAATCGGTTCGTAACTGTTGCCGTTACAGGCAATGACGGGTTGAACGACGAAATAACTCGTGCCGCCACAATCAACAATGTTGCGATCACACGGGAAAACATTTCCGTCGCAGGATAAAACCTTGTATTTCCATCCTTCAGAAGACTGAAAGCCTCGTGATCCCAAAGATGGGACGTTGCCGACTCCAAGCGGCAACCCGTTACGTAATGCAACGCCCCAACTCATCGAATGTTAATCGGCTTTGCGTACACGATGCCGTTTGTGAAGACTTGCAAAGCACTGACGCGCCAAGGAGCGCCCGTACCTTGCGGCACAATAAACGGGATCGGGGTGTTACCGGGAATCGGCGTGCTGCTGGTCGTTGCCGTAACGCCTTCGCCAATAGCGATATAGGCGTCGGTGGTGGACCATACGACAACGCCCTGTGGGCCTGCGTTCCACTCGCCGGTCGTGCCAGCAGTGCCGGTGTAGGTCGTGGATTTGGCCGGGAAAACGGCGTCAGAAAGGGGGTTAAGAAGTTCCACTATAGTTACCTCACGCTAAGAAGCGCAACTTATAGAGCGTCGAAAGATACAATGCGACGATCTCGTCAATGATGTTTTGGATTGCCGTTTCTTCCTTGTCACAGAATTTGTAGCGGTTTTCTTCAATTTCCGCCAACTGATCCTGCAAGAACTCAACGACGTTACTAGTCTTTTTGGCCGACTGAAGCGAGATAGGGCCAATCAGGCCGTGACGGCCCTGATATGCCTCGGCAAAATCATCTGCCAGCCCTACGACGCTTTCGTAAAACTTGCCTAAAGCCTTGTGCTTGGCATACGAACGGGTGTTCAAATGCACGGAATGGGTCACATCCCGCGCTAGGAACAACAAACCTACGAAATCAGCCGGTTTCATGCCATACCCTCACCCATCATCGGAGCCTCGCGGGGCACCTCTGCGGGCATTAAATCGCCTGTTGACATCATACCTGAAATTGTGCCCATCACGATGTCTTGTATCTGATCTTCGTTTAGGCCGGACTGCACAGCAGCAATACGCTTGGTTTCAGCGTCATACGCCTTAATCTGCGCTTCCTGTTCCTTAATCCGCAGTTCCGTGGCTTCCATTGAACTTGAGACGTTCTGAAGCATCTGGAACATCTGATCCATTTCCGCACTCATTGCCTCAATCTGCTGGTTAGCAGCCTGTAGCGCTGGGTCTTCGTTTGGATCAGAAATCAGTTTGGGATCAATGGTTTTAGCAAGGCGCTTGGCAATTTCCTGCGCTCCCGGCCAATCCATGTTCTTAACGAACAGGTCACCCGCCACAGCCCACAGGTTCGGGTTGGCTTGCAGGATTTGCGACATCGCGTCCATCGCTTCCTGACGCTTGGTCATGTAAGACGGGCCGGTCGTGACCGCAACGTCGTACTTACCCACGGACGGGTTGTAAATCTTCTCAATAACAATACCAGCCTGATCCATAATCTGACGGACAGGCTCGGCTTGCATCGGGTCAATTCGCACGGTGCTTGTTTCACCGTCAATACCAATGATGCGAGCGATACGCTGGGTATCGTAAATCTTCGGAATCAAGTCTACGAGTTGGCGCGTCACGTAGCGGATAGCGCGGGCAAGGTTATCGACGTAGTGATATGACCCCGTATCGCCCTGACGTTCACGCGCCAATATGGCTCGACCCGAACGCTCGTTAGACGTAGCGCCCAGAGACGAGTCATAGTAACCCGTCGTAGACTTGATGTCGTCCGACGCGCCCATCTTAGCCTGAATTAGGCCGGTTTGAGCAAGAGGCGGAGCAGCACGTTGCGGCAACGGCAACATGTTGCCAGCGCCGTCGGTTACGTCAGGATTAACCTCCAAGTACGGCCAGTTCTGCGTATTAGCGGTCTTCCACTGATGCTCGTACCCTTCAAATTGGCCGCCATAGCCGATAAACGGCGCTTTAGGGGCCAAGGCAAGCATTTCTGCCTCTTGGGATACCCAGTAGTTGTACATGCGCTGCGCGTCTTTAGCGTTACGCACGAGGCCGCTGATGTAGATTCGGCCCTCAACTTCGTACTCGTTGCCGACGACGCGGACAACCGGAATCGACTTACCCGGCCACTCTTGTTCTTCCAAGATTTCGTAGCCGTTGGTCTTCATCCACTTAATGCGGCGAATATCAACGTCACGGCTACGCACTGGCGTGAGGCCCATAGCCTCCATTTGCATGGCTTCAGGCGAGCCAGCGTAGGCGGTAGCACCGCCCGGATACAGGTTTAACTTCGCTTTTTCATAGTAAGCGTAGAAGTATTCCGCGATCCGAACGGAGTCGTCAGTAATCCACTGCGCCAGATTCTCGTCACCAATACCACGGCTCTGGATCGACGAGATGGGTTCGGCGTCAGGAAAATGACGCTCAAACTCCTCACGGGGCATGTCCTCGGTTATGAAACACCATTCTGCATCGGCTCCGCACGGGTCTTGGATGTGCGGGTCCATATATACCGAGAACGAGTTACGAACGCGAGCGATACGGATGTCTTGGTCAAACGAATCCGGGTCGCAATACTCGGTCAGAATGCGGATATAGCCTTCGCCGTACGTGACCTGATTCTCACAGGCGGTATCGTAGGCAACGTCGGCATCCGAAATGTACTCAATATGCCGGACGATACCGTCAAACACCTCGGCGACTTCAATGTCTGCCTTGTCATCGACCGGGATAACTTTGCCCGCAGGACGGTTCTGGCGCTGGTCGTTAGTGACCTGCCGAACGTGCTGAGGCAGTTTGTTGATAGTCAAGCAGGGACGAGCGTTAATCGTCTGACCCTGCACTGCGCCACGGGTGGCTAATACTTCCTGCGGCCACTGCCAGCGGTTATCTGGGCTACCTGCCATAAAGCGCAGGTCATCTAGTTCGCTGTCCCTAGACTCGCTATAAGCCGTCAGGGACAACTGCATCCGAGTGCGTGCTTGGGAAAGAATATCCCCCGCATCGCGCCCACGGCGGCTTTCAGGCGTATTAGCGACCTGAGCCGCGCCTTTTATCCCTGTCGGGTCTTGTGCCATTACTTGCCCTTCTTGCCCTTAGCCGCAGCGCGGCGCTTGACCGAATACGCGATGGCAACGGCTTGCTTTATGGGCTTGCCAGCCTTCATTTCGGCCTTGATGTTTTTGCGAAATGCAATTTTGCTAGGCGACTTAACAAGAGGCATTAGCGCATCCGTCCGCGCGGCATAAGAGAAGGGCGAAAATCTACCGTCGTTCGCAACATGTCCTCATTGACTCGGCGCATTTCAGGTCGCTTGGGCATGCTGGGTTTTTGCATGCGACGAGTGTTTTCAATCATGTCACCGACTGTTGCGCCGGGAGACACGCCGATTAGACCGGGGTTTTTCTTTCCGTACATGTTTTTTAACCTTTTTTGGAGGATTTACGGGGCTTTCGGGCGGTAAGGGCGGATTTTCTGAAATCGGCAGCCGTTGGAGCGCCTTTAGAACCCGGTTTACGCATTTTCTCGCCCGATCCCGCAGCGATTCGAGCGCGTTTAGCATGAATGTTCGCATAAAGACCCTTTTTTGCAGCCATTTCAGCACTTCCATCGTCTAAGTGACGCTTTGGCGCGTTCTGCTGGCCCCTTGGCGTTGCGAACGACACCCTTCATACGGGCGCAAAACGACTTTTTACGTCCTGCATCCGCTTTTGTCTTCGGATTGGGCGCCGGAGCCTTCAATTTAGAACCCGTTGCCCGATTGTATTTTGCACGACCTTTCGCGGTCAATCCCGCCCCTCTTGACACGGGCTGTTTTTCTCCTCTACCAACCGAGAGGCTGACGGACTTCTTAGCCATTAAGCACCCATCCAAGTGTTGATCATGCCGCTCTCGCGGCTTGTGGTAATCGTGCGGGGTCGCTCGCGGTATTCGCGGTGCGCGACTGGATACGCAAACGTGACGGCGATGGCGTCGGCAGCGTCAGGCGATGCAAGGCCACGCGCCTTCATGTCTTTCTTCGACTCCAGCAAAATAGAGCCAGAGGAATTAATTTTCTGTTTTGGCCCTGTCAGGTCAGCCTTTAACTGCCTATCATTGGGTAGCGCAGCGTCTTTCAACCACGCTTTCATTTCGCCCCACAGTTCAGCACGCTTGTTTTGCCACATAGCCGGGGTCTTGGACTTCCATCCAAAGTTGACGCCACGCACCACTTTATAGCGCTGCTCTTTCAAGCGATCAAGGATGCCGTAACCCAACCCGCCTTCGTCAAGCACAACTAGCGCTGGGTTGTATTCCTCAATAGCGTCAATTACACGCCCCACAATCTCCATCGTATCTTCGCCCTTAAAGCGTTTGATAGCGATGATGTCGCGGCCTTGGCGAACGACAATTACCGTCGAGTCTGCTCCGCTTCGCGCTGGATCGACTCCGATAACGCGTGGCGCTGTCTCGTCCTTGTACCGGCTACGAGCCATTGCCCCATCCACAAGACTAGGCGGTATAAATTGGTCATCACCTTCTGACGGAAACTCTCCATAGACTTCCACCTTTGCTTGGGGTGAGTCGATGCCGTACTCGTCAATGATCTGCTGGTAAACCGACTTATCCGTGTCTTCGACGAGTCGTGCGTCGATGTTGCGAATGTTCCAAAACAAACGTTTAGAGTGAAACGCCTCAAAGAAGTACCCCTCGTTTCGTCGAGGGTTACTAAACGCTAACCAGAATCGGTGCGGGGTGTTTTCCGTAAAGAAGCCTGCCGTCACCGACCAGATAGGGTCAGGAATACCGCTGGCTTCGTCAAAGATAACCATCACGCCGTCGTGGTTGTGAACACCGGCATAGGAATCTGGGTTTTCTTCCGACCAAAGACGGCCTTCAACAGACCAATAGCGGGTGCCTTTTTTAAGGTCTCGTTCAACCAGTTCTGCGAGCCATTTAGCAGGCATCACGCGGGTAGCCGATACCTCAAACCAATGCGAGTTGATTAGCAGCGCCAGCCACTTGGTAATTTCTGCCCATGTGATCGAGCGTAACTGCGCTTCCGAGTTAGCCGACACAATGGTCGTTGAGCCTATGCGGGTACTTAGCATCCAGAGGATTAACCAAGACACAAGCGCAGACTTACCGATACCGCGACCCGACGCCGTTGCCATACGCAAGACTTCATAAGAAGTCACGGATTTGTTCTTAGCAACGTGGGCGGCAATGTCGCGCAAAATGTCGCGCTGCCACTTACGGGGGCCGTGGAAATGCTCAAGCGGGGTGCCTTTTTGGCCCCAAGGAAAAGCGAGTAGCACGAAAGCCTCTGGGTCGTCCTTAATCACGGGCGACCAGAGTTTGCTCATCAGCAACTCTTCTTCTTCGGGACTATAGATCGGCTGTTGCATCAATACTCCTCTTCGCCCTTTAACGAAGAAGACATTGAAGACTCAATAAATCCTTTAAGGGAACGATTTTTAGGATCGTTTGCAA